AACGCGCATAAGTCGAGAGCAGCATCTGCACACTATGGCCGAGCTGCTGGGAGATGAAGGCGGGGTTCATGCCAGACATAATGCATATTGTCGCATAGGTGTGACGACAGTTGTATGGCGGCCGACGACGGATATTCAGAGCTTTCAGAGTCGGAATCCACTGCTTGTGCAGGTCAGATGTCTGTTTCACGTACTCCGAGTTCTTTGACGGCGGGAAAATGAAGGGCGTTTCCAGCACTTTCCCTTTGCCTTTTTTCCGACGCTCCGCGTACTCCCTGGCAAATTGCAGGGCGTGCATGGCCCGGTCATTCAACAAAACGAATCGGTCTCCGCCGGTTTTCGTGCGCTCCACCACTTCCCCCAAGGCGATCCCGCGACATACGTGGGCCGTCCTCTTCTCTTCGTAAACCGCATCCCAGCGCATCGCCAGGGCTTCGGATAGGCGCATCCCCGTAAAAAAAACAAACTCAAAAAATGCCGCATAGATCGTACTGGGCCAGTGACTGTGCTCGTACATTTTGGCGATGATCTGGTTTGCCTCGTCCAGGGTGAACGGGTCGATTTCCTTCTTAATACGCTTGGGCAGCTCCAGGATCGCCGCCGGGTTCTTTAAGATCAACTCCTCAGACACAGCGGAGTTCAGTATTGTCGACAGCTTCGAGATCGCGTTGCGCTTCACCCCTGGCGACTTCCACTCCCTGGAAGCCATAACCCGGCGGAGCAGCGTGGTGGTGATCAGGTCGATCCGCACCAGGGCCAGCCCAGGCATCCAGTACCTGTTTAGCGCTCCTTTGTAATTCCCCTTCGTGCCGGCCACTACCTCGCGGCTATCCAGCCAGAGCTGAGCGTACTCGCCGAAGTTGATCTTCCCGCCGGCGACGTTGCTGGAACTAGGGAATAGCTCGGCGTACTTGTCGTCGTCGAGCAACCCCAGCTTGATCAGCCCCTTTACCTGATCAACAACCTGTGAGGCTGATTTGATTCCTTTCTGTGTCGCGGGATAGGGGAGCGTTTCACTGCGCCGGCTGCCGTTCCACATAAATCGGATGCGGATCGATCAGTGGTGGAGGTCCATTCCTGCGGGCAGACCCACTGACTTTCGAGCCATTCGTAATATCTCCTGATGCTGTAGATGATCCTGCTGCCATGCTTATTCCAGACGCCAAGAGGTATCTGGTTCCTGGCTCGCTTTGAGCGCAGCGCCGCAATGGTGGTGCCGAGGATTTCGGCCATTTGCGCCTCGGGAACCTTGTCACCGGTGACGCCATCGTTCAGTTGTTCTGCCGCTGACATATCTACCTCCCGCCGGCCGCAGTGGGCCGCACCGTCTTGATGATGTGAACGATGAAACCGAAGGTGATCAGCAGCCAGGCGCAGGTGCCGGCGAAGGCGTAGAGGATGTCGGCCTTTTCACCGTCCTCCAGAAGGCATGGGCCGATCCAGAAGAGCCAGCAGCCGCTGCCGACCAGGTACAGCAAAGCGCCTAGCAGGATCAGGGCGAGTTTGAATGCGAACATGTAGTGTCCTTGCCGCGCTGGGCGGCAGAAGGTGGGTTAGGAGGGGAGCAGGCCTTTGGCCTTCGCTTCTGCCAGGCACTGCGCTCGGAACTGCCGAGCGGACTCCGTGGCCTGCTGCTTCGTGGATGCCTTCCAGGTCGGACCGATTTGCAAAAACTTCCCGCGTAGCTTTCCGCACCAGTGATTGACGAAGTTGCCGTTTTCGATCTGGCTGATGATTCCAGCGGTGGCTTTCGGCGCTGTCGCGTAATCGACCAGTTTTTGTTCGTACGTTAATTTGGGCATAGGAATACCTCGCCCGCCGCTCACCGGCAGGCATGTAGGGGGATGGGGGTTAGGCTGTTGCGAACAGATCGAGTTGGTCTGATTCGACCTTCTGCTCTTGCTGCCGGAGTACTTCGAATTCGATGCGTGCTCGGGCGATCGCCGCGTACTGCTCGTCAATCTCGCAGCCGATGAACTCGAAGCCCTCGCGCATTGCTGCTTTGCCGGTGCTGCCCGACCCCATGAATGGGTCCAGCGCTACACCGCCGGGCGGTGTCACCAGTCGAAGCAGGTATGCCATCAGGTCGGTAGGTTTGACGGTTGGGTGGTTGTTGCCTTTCGTTTCAGTCGTCTCGACCTTTCGCAGGGTGGTGCCCATCTTGAACTGAGGTCCTGGGTTGACCATCCCTTCGTGCCGATCGGTGCGACTGGTCTTTGCGCAGTAGAAGAAGCGGGCAGCGCTGCCGGTATCCAGCCGACGATCGCCGGGCTTCATCTGAAAACCAACGATACCGCCATTCTCGCTGCCTGCACTCGCCTCCGTCGCTCGCCCTCGCTTCATCGTGCCGTAGCAGTTTTGTCCGGCCCGCGGTGTGTCGCTGGTGCTGGCAGCGGCGAGCTGACCAGGTGCGTCAGGGAACATGGCCAGTACGGCATCACTTCCGTCATGTATCAGATTCGCCGGCCATCTACCCAAGCAGCTGGCCTTGTCGACGTTGGCGGTAACTTTTTTGCCGTGGGCCGCTACGTGTTCTGTGTCATGCATCCAGGGTCTCACCCAGCCTTCCGGCTTAGATACTTTCCCGCTCTCATCTCCGCCGCCGAGTCGCTCGCCCGTAGGGTCAACACGGCAAGCATCAATGTTCAGGGCGCCGGTACCGTGCTCGGCAACGTTAGATGCGACCGTTCCAGAGAATGGTTTGCGCGCCATGCAGATTGGTTCGTGCGCTGGCTTCAGTGCGGTACCCCATCCAGCGCGATCGCCCTTCAGGTTGTGCGACTTCGGGAAGCCTGATCCAAACACCCACATGATCTGGTCGCGGATCTCAAACCCGGCCATTTCAATGCCAACTGCCATGTGGTGGTAAGTGCGCGCAGCCGCGAATGACAGTAGGTGACCGCCAGGCTTGAGCACTCGCAGGCACTCGGTTGCCCACTCCAATGTGAAGGCTTGGAAGGCGCGCATGCCCTCGGGTGTCAGGTCATACTTGCCTGCCTCGGCAGCGACTGACCTGTGACCACCATTCGGGCCGCACGCCGAATCGCGTGAAGGTTTGCTGGCTCTGTAAGCAGCTCGAGACTCAATGTCTTGACCATCCCAACTCTTTCCCATGAAGCGAATGCCGTAGGGCGGATCGGTTACCACGCTGTCGATACTGTTGTCTGGCAGCGTCCGCATCGACTCAATGCAGTCGCCGATCAAAACGCGATGCTGTTTCATGGCCTCGGCCCCTTGTAGATGAAGACGTAAGCGAACCAGAGGTTGGCGATCATGGCGTCACCCCGTCAGGTTTGTATTTGGTCAGACGCCACTTGGTGTTGTTGCTCTGGCTGTGATCCGACTCGACCAGGCCTTCGCGCTTCATCAGCTCCAGTTCGCGGCGGATCTGCTTGGTGGCGAACGGCTCGATGTGGAACCGGAACCACCAGGTGCAGAACCAGTTGTCGCGGGAGCCGCCGGCGCCGCTCATGTACGCGGTGATGCGCTGACGCAGGCTTGATTCACTTTCTTCAGGCATACCGGGTTCCTTGCCGCTATAGCGGCTGACTTTCGATAGATTGGGAGTGATTAAAAAATCTTTTTGAATGGGTATATCGCTGAGATTCGCCTCGGTCGCATAATCGCCGCCTTAACATCAGGGCGACGCAGATGAGAAACAGAGGCAAGGTTTTCTGGAATTGGGCGGACCCCGCGATTCACACTCGATCCGTCGATGAACGGCAGCCAGATGGCACATTGCTGAATGTCCAAGTGCGAATGTCACTGCTCGGCAGAACCGAACTGTTTATAGGTGTTTACGGGCCGGATGAAAGGATGCTTTTTGAAGAAGCTCCAGATTCAGCACCAGGAGAATCTATGACAGCGGCTCTGGCGAGGGGGCTTGATCAAGCGCGCCGAAAAGCCCCAGGCGCTCTTCGATCAGTTTCGAGCCGCAACCCAGAGAAGCTTCCTAGAGCTGGTTCCAAACAAGCGAAGCAGTAGACCGTCGATTGCGAGGAACGATTACCATCACGCTTTGTCATCCGCTTGATGGGTACGACACGGAGTCTCCGGCTAGGCCTGTCGCAAGGCGAATCCATGAGCGGTTTAGATGACTTCAGATTCAAATCTCACCACCTCTTGATCGAACTCGATGCGGCCACCAGCAAAATGATGATGATGGTTTCCGCAAAGGAAGTGGTCGGCGTTGATTGGGACGCTGCTACGCTTCGCCATCACCACGAGTTTGAGGCGTGGAACTCATTTCTCAATTCGTCAGACGCTACTCCAAGTGATCAAGGCTGATTTGATCGCTAGGGGATTTTTGGCTGCTGGATTTGAAGGGGAAGGGGTTACAGGTTTGCAGTGGAGTACGGATGTACTCCTATCGGATTTGGCTGACTCGACCGTCTTTGCCTGCCGCGCCTTGAAGCGCTCGTAAGGCCCGCCGGGCAGCGATGCGATCTCGTTGGCTGCCTTGATCAGCAGATCGCCTAGGGCTTTCTGGGCTTTCGGCGTGAATACCTTGAAGCGTGAGCCAGCCGGATAGTAAGCGTCGTAAGCCATACGGCTGCAGAGTGTGGAAGCCTCATCAAGTCCGCAGCTGCGGCCATACGCGATCAGCCTCTCGCGCTCCTGCGTCAATTCATCGATCTGCTCATCCGCTGCGGTCAGGCGCTGTTGCAGGGCTCGCTCGCGCCGCTCGGCAGCAACGCAACCCTCAGCAGCAGTAAGAAAGCATTGCACGGCGCTGTCGTACTTTTCAGCGAGAACAAAGAGCCGGCCCTCGCTGGCATGGATGATCTCGAATTCGGCAGGAGAGCAAGGTCTTGCTTGTGCCTCCCCTCCGAACGCCCCGATGTACCACTTCTTCACTTCGCTCATACAGCCTCCAGCGCTACCAGATCATGGGCATTCACAACCGTCATGCCGAGGCGTTCGGCGATCAGGACTTCCAGGCGGGCACCCTTTGAATGCTCCCAGCCGGGCAGGGTGGCCACGGTGTCGCAGTCCATCAGTGCGGAAATGTCGCGGCGCATGCAGTCGTTCCAGGTGCCGCCGTCGGGGTTGATCTCGGCGGGGTTGGTGACGGTGTGGCCACCGGCGCGCAGGTTGGTGGTCATGGCGTGGAAGGCCGCGAAGTTGAGGCCGGGCAGGCCGGTCATGGGGCCGCTGAGGTAAATCCGTTTCACGGGGAGTCCTTGCCGGGCCATGCCCGGGCGGTGGAGTGGATTGATTTGAACTGCTGATTCCACCAGGTGCCGAAACAGCTACCACCCAGAGGACGTCGCGATGACTGACGAAAAGAAGAAAGAACAGCCCGAGCAAGAAACCCCGGCACATTCCACCGATGAAGAGCGGGAGCGTCTGAAGGACTTCAACAAAGACGGCATTCCGCCTGGTGCCTGCTGATGGTCAAGCCGCGCGCGCCTGGCGTTCCTTGGCGCGCCACGGATCGTTGGCCCGTGCCAGCGCAGCCATCGGCGGCGGGCTTACGCTGTTGCCGCACATGTGCACCTGTTGTGTCTTGGTGAACGGCTTGCCGTCGGCACCGTGGCTGATGATGTAGTCGGCAGGGAAGCCCTGGGCCTTGTACAGCTCGGCCGGCTTCAGCATCCGCAGGCAGATATCGACGATTACGTAGGGGGTTCCCTTGACCCTCACGGTGACCATGGCTAGGCGGTCCTTGGTGGTGATTGTGGGCGCGAGCGCATTGCAAGCGCTGATGTTCTCGGTACCGTAGTAGCTGATCAGGAAGGCGGCGACGCGAAGGGCGCCGGCTTCATGCTCTGGCGAGAGGGTGAGCGACACCAGTGAGCTCTTGCCGCCACCACCGGCAGTGATGGTCGGCGCTGGTTCTTCCAGACCTTGGCCAACGCTGCCGCCGAACGCTCGCTCCATGAATGCGCTGACCAACCCGTGGTGCTGGCCGCCGGCGCTGATGGTGTGCAGCGGATCATTTACATCCCGTGCATCGCAGTTGCCGCGCATGTGCACCAGGTTTGCTGCAACCAATGCGTGGTGTTGGCCGGTGGTCACCGTCGGCACTGGCCCGGCAAGATCGCTGGGAGCATGGCCCGTGGTGTTCGTGATCAAAGTCGCGCTGACCAACTGCTGCTGGCTGCCGGTGCTGGTCACCGTGGTCATGGGTTCGTGCATGCCCTTGGCGTGCGTGGTGTTGAATCCGCCGTTCGCCTGGATCATCACCGCCGTGCTGACGGACTGCCCGCCGCCGCTTGCAGTAACGGTGCCCACCGGCCCGCAGATGTCATTGACCCCGTGGGAGCGGCGTTTGTTTGCGCCAGAACCTTCGCCGTGCCCGGCCTGGACGATGCAGGCCGAAGCCAGCGCTCGGTGGTTCTGTGTCATAAGCGTGCCGGTCGGCTGGTCGACGCTCACCGGCTTGCCGGAATACTCAGGCCCACCGGCTCCAATCATCAACGGGCTGATCAGCGTCAGCTCGCCGCGGTTTGCGCAGGTCACCGTCGGCAACGGGTCGAGCGGGTCGTTGATTCGGTCGCTGCCCTGGTGCGTTGCCGGTGCGATGATCGGGCTGACCACCGTGAAGGCGCCGCCCTTTGGATAGGAGGTGATGGTGCGCAGCGGCTCTTCGGCCGATTGCACAGTCTCGCCTGACCAGTTGGCAATCGGCACAATGAACGGCGCCGCGCTATCGATGACGAACTTCTTCATGCCCTTGGCAACACGGCGCAGGGTGGCCGGGGCCAGGTCTTTCTTGCGACCGAAGATGCTCTTGCCCAGGTCGGTGAAGTCGATGCAGTCAGCGGCGGTTTTCCACCTTTGCTGACCCTTAACGGGGTTCTTGGCGTGGGTTGGCTCCGGCCACATAATCGGCTGGCCGTCGCACCGGGCGATCATGAACAGGCGTTCCCGGCTAGTCGGCGCGCCGAAGTCGCAGGCCTTGATGACTTTCCACTCAACGACATAGCCCATGCCCTCGAGCAGGGCAACGAAGCGGCGCCAGGTACGGCCGCGCTGCTTGGGGTCAGGGATCAGGAACTGCTGGCCCACCGGCACAACCTCACCAGGTGCGGCAACGTCTCCGCCGAGTTTCACCACCCGGCCGGTGGCCTTGTCGCGCTTGGCGATCAAGCGGCCCCACTGCAGGATCTGCTTCACGTTCTCCAGGCTGATCACCCGGGGCCGCTTCATGCCAGCCCACTTGAGGCCGATCCACGAAAGGTTGCGGATCTCGCGCTTGCGCGGCTGGCCGCCGGCTGCCTGGGAGTGATGCGTGCAGTCCGGCGACATATGGAACCAACCCACGGCTTTGCCGCCACACTCGGTGTCAGGGTCACCCTCGAACACGTCGGTGGTGAAGTGCTGGGCACCCGGGTGATTCACGGTATGCATGCTTATCGCCTGCGGGCTGTGGTTCTTCGCCACGTTCACCGCGCGGCCCAGGCCCATTTCGAGGCCGGTACCGGCGCCGCCACCACCACAGAAGAAGTCGACAACAATCTCATCATCCTGAGGGTTGAAGCCGAGTCCGTATTGGGTTTTGAAATCGAAGGGGTGTTTCTTCTGAAGTGCGGACATAGAGGTGCCTCGCCGGGTATATTCGCCGGTCAAACGTCAAGGTGGGGGGGAGTAAGGGTGCTGAACGATTGCGGGAAGGAGCTGATGAAGCCTTGGATGTCAGTCCAAAATTTTGTATTGGCTTTGGCGTTGATTTTTTGTGTCGCGCTTATGAAGCTATCTAGTAGTGAGTTAGCAAGTTGGGTTCAGGCCGTTGGTTCGATCGCTGCTATATGGGGGGCGTTCGCAATTAGTAATCAGCAGTCTAAAAAACAAGAGGCTCAGCGTATTTCTGATGAGTTAGATAAAAAAGTACGTTTACGAGGGATTTTAATTTATTTGGCTCATCAGCATTTGATTAAGACGAAGCTGCTAAAGGATGCAGTGCAGCAGGAGTATTTTGGGAGCGATACCATTGGCCCTTATCTTGAGGCCAAATACAATTTGGAGTGGCCTAGTCACTTAGAAGCATTGAAGGCAATCGATATTAACAATCTTGAGCCTTTGGAAGTCGGCGTTGTGATTGATATGCAGGTTGCGACGCAATTTGCTTTGGATGTTTGTAGTCGCTTGGGTGTCAGCTGGGAGGTAGCTGGCGATAGAGAAGAGAGTGACATAGAGCGCCTGCGCTTCTTTCGAAAGGAAGCTAAGGCGAATTTTAGCTTTTTGCTAGAGGAGCATCCGCGTCGGCGACCGGTTCGCAGAAAGCAAGCGTAGCTTTGGTACACGGTTATGGCCGGCTGGCGTGATTCGTTGATATGGGGTATTACGGGTGACCGGCGTGGAGCCGGATCAAGGAGCGGTTATGCTGACAATCCAAGAAGTTGTGGTAGGCAACGTGGCGATTTTAGATGCGGCAGACCTTTTAAATGATGCACGTGTACATCATGACCACGAGGGAGATGTAGGCAGTAAACGCCCATTTCTCTGTGTGAAGGTTGACGAGGGTATCTGCTACTGGGTGCATGTTACAAAGCAGTTCAAGACTGAACGGCTTTGCATTGATCAGTGGAAAATCCCAGGCTCTCCCGAATGGATGTCTACTAACCAATATATCAATGATGCTCGCAAGATTTTCTGGGGGCCTGTTCAGGCATTTGTCGATGCTTCAAAAATCGAGCTGCCGTACAAGCGTCATGTGCGTCCATCAGTCACTCTCGCAGGCGTTGATAAAGTCATCGCAGAGATTAGTAGCTTTGATCCGGATTGGGGTTGATATTAGGGTGCCCTAGTATTTCATCACCTGGGTCACGCTTGAGTTCGCGCAAGCTTTCGTTATGGAAGTGATGCGCCACGTCTCCACTAATAACAATTTCGTGGCGCGGATAACGCAAGAACTCCAACAGCTCGTCGTCGCCCATCAAGTCCATCTTCATGATGGCGATCTGCAGAACCTCGCTGATAATCGGTGTCTTGCCTCTGGCGCAGATCCGCTCCATGGCCTTCTCGATACCCGGCCTGACCTTGTGGCGCAATTCCTTCTCGGCGACCGCCAGGCGCTTCTGCGCAGCTTTGGCCGACCGTTCTTGTACTGATTTGGCCATGGCCTACCTCTTCTATTCCGCTGGCCGGCAGTGCGAGCCAGGTTTGACGTTTGCGTTGCTGGATGCGGGCTATGCGGCGCATGAATCGACCTTCACCTGTTGCCAGGCGCCGACGGCGTCGAAGATGCGCGCGGCGTGCGCCTCGTCCAGAGATATCGTTTCAGGGATAGCGATCCAGCCCGAGGCCACCATCTGGCTTTGATTGGCCTCGTCGTGCAGCTTCTTGTAGCAATGCTCGATCACGTCTTCCAGGTGGTCGGAGAGGTAGACGCCATCGGGTGCTACCTCCACCGACTTGCTGTAGCGGTCGCCGCGGGCGTCGATGCAAAGCGCGCTGAGATAGATCGTCCAGCGGTGGGGGATACCACAGACGGCCTGGCCAATCTTCCCTGGTGCGATGTTCTTCAGCGATTTGTAATTGATCATGCCCTGTCGGCCGCAGGGGTCGATGTTGACCACTGCGACGTGGTTGGATGCCAGCAGCGAGCGGCACGACCGGGCGATGCGCGCCTGCAGGTTATGGGGCTTGCGTTTGCTCATAATGCCTCCGCAAGTTTGCGCAGCGCCTCACGCTCGGCCCGGGTGATGGGTGGCTTGCGGCGCTTGAGAATGGTCGCAGGGTCGATCACTTCCTTACGCTTGGCTGGCTCTGGATTGATCGCCGGGCTCTCGCCGATTGTGATCTTCCCGCCGGCGGCCAAGTGCCGACAAACCTGACTGGAAAGCTCCAGCGCTTTCTCGCGCCGAACCTCGATGTCTGATTTCAAGTTACTGATCATGATCAGGCTCCTAGGCGATGGGCTTGCGCCCGGGCTTTGTCCGCTACTTCATCAACCATCCTGCCAAGCTCCAGATTGAACTGGACGAGCTCCTGATGAAGCATCGCGATGTACTCCTCATCGCGCTCGATGGTCTCGATATACAGCCGGCAGTCTTCATCCTGGCGTGGATCGAATGATAGGAAATCCCACCACTCTCGGCCCGTGACGAACATGCAGCCCTGAACCTGCGGCTTATGTTCCTCGGGCATGCCTTCGAGCCAGGTGCGGACGTGGACGGCCTCATTGAATGGGCATTTCGACTCAAGACCCCCGTCCTCGCCAATCAAGCCGTCCGGCGAACAGCCCAGCCAGTCGTATGTTGGATGAACGACGAAGCCCGACTTGATGACGCTATTACCAGTTAGGATTTCGTAGAAGTCGTGGCTCGACTGCTCAACCTCGGCTCCCCAGGCCATCGACTTGCTGCTGACCGAATGTTTCGATCGGTTGGCCAGGCGCTCAAAAGCCAACTCGCGCATGTAGGTGGTGCGGGCCGCAAGCGGCTTACGTTTGCCGTGTTTGTCACGGTCGCCCCATGCAATAACATCCTTGAATCGGCTGGCGGTGAGTCGCCCGCTGCGATCCTGATGCCACTGCTCGGTGCGCTGGAGGTCTACAGAGGCGTTCATTGAGCACCGTCCTGACTATCGACGCCGGCGGCAGCTTCGGCGCTATCACTGACAGTTGTGAACTCGGCGTCGATGGTTTGTGCAATGGCCTTCAGTTCGCCGTGACGGGTCACGCCAATGGCGCCGCGCTGTTGTGGTTTCAGTGCTTTCCAAGCTTTTTCATAGCCTTCAATGCCCTGCTCTTGAGCGATTTTTTTCAGCTGTTCGAAAAGGTCGGAAGTCGCTTCTGTAGTGTCGCCCTGGGGTACTGAGGCGGCACCTACGTCAGCAGGCTTTTCGCTGGTAGATCTCGGGGTAACGTCTGTTTCTGGCAGCGTATAGCCGTCGTCCAGTTCTTCGCGGGTGTATACGCCAAGGATCACGTCAGGGCAGTACAGGCGAGCCCATTTTTTGAGGGCCAGGTAGGCGATCTGCTGCTTCGGATCGTCTGCCCACAGCGTCGAGTTCCGGGTTCGTGCCTGAGTCATCAAAGTGGTCAGTTCGCGCGGGGTATCCTCGCCCACGAACGTGGCCCAAACGCGGACGCCCAACCCTTTCTCGTCATTTATGTTCCAGTTTGGGACGCGGTACTTCTTCGGTTGCCCGTGGTCATCCGTTTGTTTTTTGCTCTCAATCTCGCGGAAATTGCCAATGATCTTGTCCCAGTCGCCAAACCACTCGTAATGGATTCGATCAATGGTCGGGGCTCGCGTCGTGATGACCGCGTTGACCAGCTGGGCTTCATAGCTCAGTTGGCCACCGTTGACGATGAAGGTCTTCTGCGCGACTTGGAATGGGTTCATTCCCCACTGCATGGACTGCATGATCACTGCCATGCAGTCGGCGGTATTGCCGTGAAAGTGTTTCGGCAGGGTGGTTTTGCCCCCAGCCATGATGCCCGCGAGCTCAGTCATCGACTGCATGCTGTCGCGGTTGAGGATCAGCCCTGTCGGGCTGGTGTCCATTGGTACGGTAGAAATTTGGGTTTGGGCGTTCATTGCTAACTCCATAGCCGACGACTTTGGTCGGCCTCCGGGGTGGCTTCAGGGTTCTTTAGAACGACATGGCACGCAGCCAGGCAGAGGCCTCGTCATTGGTGACGCAGAAGGCCAGGGCTACGACCTCGATCACTTCGCTGGCGCTTGGAATGCTCGAGTCAGCGAATTCTTCCACCGCTGGGGCCGGATCAACTGCCGCTACAACCGCTTGTGCTGGGTCAGTAATCACTGGGGCCGCAACGACAGCTACTGCTGGAGCGGGCGCAGCAGCCTGGGCGCGCAGACGGGCCAGTTCTTCCTGGTCGCGCTGATACTGCGCGTCACGTTCACGCTGCTGGCGCTGCTGCGCTTCCATGTCACGGCGCTGCTGGTCCAGCTCGTCCTGCTGTTTCTTCAAGCGCTGACGGTCTTCTTCGGCGCGCTGTCTGCGCAGCTCATCAGCCTCAGCGTCGGCGATACGTTGCTTCTCGCGCAGCTCGTCGAGCTCTTTCTGCTGAGCCAACAGCTTGGCGGCAGCCTCTTCACGGTCAACTGCAGCCCTGTGAAGCGTCTCAAGCTGCTCAATGGCGTTATCGCGAGCAATGGTGCCTTCGGCTTCAAATTCGCCGTATTCTTCGGGAAGAATTACCGAGTCTTTGACATTCTGAAGAACGCTTGCGACGTCGGTAGCGCTGCGGCTTGCGTATGCGGCAGCGACAGAGCTGAAGCGGGTAATCTTTGCCCGGATGGCTTCGACACGCTCCGCTTCGATACGCTCGCGCTCTGCCTTGGCATCAGCTACGCGTTTTTCTTCGGCCTTGATTGCTTCGTCAACAGGAGTCTCGATTGCCAAGACTCGATCTTTCAGCGTTTCGCCGAACTCCTTTACTTGGTTGACGCGAGCCTGGGCGTCTTTAACCGCCTGCTGGTAGGGCGCCAGTGCCGTTTTGGTGGTGTTGGCCAGGGCATAACGCACGTCGCGGATATCGACGCGAACCTCCTTTGCATTCGCCAAGCCTTCGCTGGTCGAGCAGTCAACCACCAGTTTCCCGTAGGTTGTCTCTAGGCGAACGATTTGCTCCTCGTGCGGCCGATACTCCGCGATGTCGGTGACGGCGACAGCGGGGGCAATGGACTTCTTAGATTCTTCGGTTTTGCTCGCTTCAAGCGATTCTTGTGCGGGTGCTTGGTTGGTATTTTTGGACATGACGATCCCTCGCCGCGCCAGGCGCAGCATTGAAAGTAGTGGGAGTGATTGGAGTTATGCGGCGGAAGCACGCGAGGTGTTGTAGTCGGCAAAGATCTTGTCGATACACGTTTGGTAATGGCGGTGCTCAGCTTCGTCGATGGCACGCAGCATGAACGCGAGGGTGATGCATGACCTTGCGGCCGCACTTGCGTTGGGCTTTCCTACGTCGAGGAGAAGGTTTTCGATCTCGGCATCTATCCAGCCCACGGCTATCTGATGGTCTCTCTGTGCTACGTTCATTCGACACTACCTACTGGCGGGCAGATAAGCTCCATCTGAGCCACGGCGGCACCTATGCGCAGCTTGAGGCTGGCGCGATCTTTGATTTGCCGTGCCTCGCGCTCAGCAAGGTCGTCAGCTGTGTACTCGTGGAACAGGTCGAGGTGCTGTTTCTTCCCGAAGTTTGGTAAATCCCAGCGCCTGTCGGATTCCCTGGCCTGGGCGCTATCCGCGTAGCTGGTTGGCATGGCGAGTCTCCAGGCTCCGGGCGAGGGCGCAGGCTTCGTTGTGATCGCGGCGGAATCCCATCACTTTGTCGGTCCGGGTATCAACCACATGGAAGAAGTCACGTCCCGCTGGCTTCACCGTCATCCTGAAGTGGACCACGGGCTCCGGCCGCCCAATCAGCCGGTAGAAGTCGGCAGTGGCGATACGAGAGCGCTGACGCAAACCGTCGACAACGTCGCGGCGTGATTGGATGCTGTGGTGCATGGTCACCTCCAAGGTGGCGGGTTGTTCACCTGTATTCGTCAACACTCATGCCTCCCGCTGGTTGCCGATGGGCGCGGGAGAGGAGTGCTGACGTAATAGAGGTGGGGAAGGGGGCCCAGGCCCGCTACTGGCGACGGCCTGGTCTGGTGGTAGCGCTTTGCCGCTGGTAATCTCGAGCAATTGCAAATTTCGCGATGCAGCCAGGGAACGGGCTTTTCCATATGGACGCTAAGATCCACAA